ACAACTGAACCACTGATCGTAGTTGTTGCACCGCATTTAGTGACTACTGCACCGCCGCATTGGTTTTCTATGTTATCTACTTTTATTTTACTTGTCATAATTATTGAAATTTGTACCTTATTACTACTATACCACTGCCGCCAGCGCCACCATTTGCTGCTGGAGAAGTATTTGGTCCATTAGAACCTCCGCCTCCGCCGCCACCTGTATTAACTGTACCAGCACTTCCTTGTCCTCCTGGATATGAACCACCTGTACCACCTCCACCAGCGCCTCCTGCTCCTCCTGGAAAAGGACTACATCCTGGTGCACCATCACTAAAACCACCGCCACCACCACCTGCAAATGCAGTTGGTGTTCCATTGATACTTGTTGTTGCTCCTGCACCTCCAGCACTAGCTGTTCCTGGATTTAGACTTCCTGCACCTGGACCTCCTGTTGCTGTTGCTCCACCACCACCTGCACCGTGATCACCACCACCTGGAGCCGGAGATATTCCACCATTATTTCCTTGAGGTGGACTAACAGGAGGTGTATTACCTGAACCTGCACTACTTGACGGTCCTGAAGTTCCACCACCTGAACCACCGTTTACACCACTTGTAGGACCAGGAGCTGAACCACCACCCCCACCTCCAGCTGATGTTATTGTTGAAAAAATTGAATTAGAACCAGACACACCCTGTTTTTGAGGTCCATCGTTTCCGCCCGCTCCACCACCGCCAACAGTAATTGGATAACCTTGTACTGATACTGGTAAAGCAGAAACACAAGCTCCTAAAGGAGATATTGAATAACTACCAGAAGCTGCTCCTGATGATTCTCTATAACCACCAGCACCACCACCACCTGCTCTATCCCAACCACCACCAGCACCACCTGCTACTACTAAATAATCTACTGTATTTGAACCTGCTGCAAGTCCTGCATTTGTTACTGTAAAGGTACCTGGTCCTGTAAAAGTATGAATTTTAAAATTACCTGAAGTTGTTTCTGTACCGCCTGTTGCTGCTATAAAAGGATTTACATTATCTGCTGTGTTTGAAGTTTGAACACTTGTCCAACCAACTGTTGCATCAACATAAACAAATGTTACCGCTGAATTAGCTTTAGTTATTTCATAATCACTTGCATTTCCATTAATATTAGAACTATTTCTTGCAATTGTAATTTCATTAGTTGTGGCTGATCCATTGTAATCTGAAACCGATACAATGTCATTTGCTGAAGGGGACGCTGGAAGCGTAACAGTTATTGCTGATGAACTTGAATCTACAAAATATCCATTACCACTTACAGCAGTAAAACTAGCTGTTTTCTTTGTAGTATCCCAGTCTACTGTTCCTGTTCTACCAAAACCTGTCTGCGTTGCTCCACTAGCCAAAGTTACAGCCGTGCCTGATCCACCTAAAGTTAAGGTTGAACCGGTTGTTTTATCTATTTCATTTACTTCTATTTTACTCATTAAACTACTACTACCGTTCCTGTAATTGTTTGTGTACCAGTTACTGTAACTGGTCCTGCTAATACTCCTGAAGCAACTGTTTGAGTTTCGTCAAGTGTCGTTGCATGTGTTACAACATAACCTGTGGCTGTCATAGATGGTGACATTGATCTCGATGCTGGTAGTGTACAGAAAACATTTTTAGTACCTGCAGAAAAGTCTACTGCACTATCAGAATTTGATGATGAGATAATTGTTGTTCTTGATAAAGTATCAGGTGAAGCATCGGTAACTGTACCAATACCTACCTCAAACTCACCTGCAGAATTGTTTTCAATTGCATAGTAAGTTGTATTACCTGTTCCAATTCCTGAAACAAAACTTTCATAACCTTGCTCTGCTCCTGCAAGATTCAAAGTTCCTGTTCCAGTAGTTGTACTTGTTTCTTTAACTCTATCGTTAACTATTAAAGCCATTACTACTCCAAATTTTATTACGCGTCGCCAAGTCTAATGATTGCACTAGATGAGTTAGCAGTTGGAAACTGAACAACGAAATCACCGTTGGTTGCAGTTTTTGTTCCGCCAAAATCTAAAACTAGTACAGCTTCATTACTTGTACCCTTATAAATTAGTGCTCCTACTGCTGATAACGTTACAGATGAAAAAGTTAAATCTGCAAAGTCAACATATCCAATATTACTTGCTATTGCTACACCATTGTTAGTTAAAGTATTTCCACCCGCTGTATAGTTTGTTCCAGATGAAGAAACTTCATTGGAAGTTGTATACGCTGTAGTTGAAGTACTGAAACCAGCTATAGACGTGTAAAGTGCTAGTTTAAAAGTTGATCCACCAGATGAATCAAAATCAAACGTACCACCAAGTAGGTCTGTTTTAAAAGAGTCAGGTACTATGTTTGCCATTTATATTATCTCCTTAGTTTGGTGATGGCGACTTAATTTGAGAACGAATAGAGCCATCTTGCCATTCATCTCTACGTCTTCTACCTTCTTGTTCGATAGAATAAGATTTTGCAGCCCTTCTATATGACTGTTCATAGTATTGTAACAGATCCGCTGGACCTTTCAAGTATCCATATGCTTCTACCAGACATGCGTACAAAAGTAAATCCTGATATTTATTAGATGTATATGTTCCTGAAGTGCTTACAGATGAGTCTGTAATGCTAGTAGGTTGTTTGACATAAGCCAAAGTAATTTCAAAAGTAGCATTTGGAGTAGGCGCAACTACCCAAAAATTAGCGTCCCAGTTAGCATAATACTTAGGTAATCCGCTAGCTGTGCTAGGTGTGTTATAGTATTCTGTCATGAAACTAGTATCTCTTTTTTCTAAAAATACTTGATTGTTAGACCCATCTTTTAATTGAACATATCTAATTATTCTAAGATCAGATGGAATAGTAACATATCTATTTCCTGATTGTAAATTTGATGTAGCATAAAATCTGTTATCATCAGAATCTACATCTCTATAAATTCTGTTTTCTGCATTTTTAATAATAGTATTTAAAACATTTGAAGATAAAACAGAGCTATCTACTTCTGTGTAATTTCTAATATCATCTTGTAAATTTGTAAGTGTGTATGCCATATTATGGTGATAGTGTTACCGGACCTGCCGATATACTTCCTCCTCCTATTTTTCCAGTTTCTGTTGCTGTTCCTGAAGCTGTAAATGTGTAATTATTAGCATTTGTAACTGTAATTGTAAATCCCGAAGAAACATTAATATCGGAACTAGTTATTCCAAAATTACCTTCTCCATTTCTAAATCTAACTGTATCACCACTGGTTCTTCCATGATTGTCTTCAAAAACAGTAACAATATTAGAACCACTAATAATATTTAAAGGATTTAATGTAAGAATTCTTGCAACAGCAGGTTCTGTTCTTGCAGGTCTTGCATTTAATAAACCTTGTGGATCTGCTGCATGAGGTTTTGGTTCTAGCTGTGGATGTTTTTTTTCAAATTCAGATATATGAACTCTTGCTCCATTCCATTCAATTACCATTTCAGAATATGGAAATTCTTGTCCAGATCTATCTGATATAAACTTGGCATATTTACCTGAAGACAAGCTTGACATTAAGACTCCGGATAGTAAACTTTAGGACTAATATAAGTGCTAGATGATGAACCATCTTCTTGTAAAGCTCTTTGTAATTCATCTTCATATAACATTTTTAACATCTGAACTCTGTCAGGTGCAGTTTTAATTGCAAGATAATAAGCTAAACCTGCAGTCATACATGGTACAAATCTATATGGTACATCTGCATCGTTAGTATAATCACCTGCGTCTTGAATTCTTTTTACATAATAATAATTTAAAAACTTACCTGCTTCATTAGTTCCAGGTGTTAGATATAAAGTAACTGTAACTTTATCTATAAATCTTTGGACAAAGTATTGTGATGGTGTTCCAGTAGAAGTCTTATTTGAAAAAGCCTGATACTGTGATCGACTAACTTTCGTAAGTGGTGTGTCTACATTAGAGTTTCTGTAAGACGCTTCTAATATGTCGTCAACACCATAAACAGCTGTAGTACTTGAAGTACCATCTGCTGTTGATCTAAACATTGTATAGGTTGCTTGGTTTGCAACTAATGTAATATTATTGTTTGCAACTTCCCAATAATGTAATCCTCTATTGGCCCATTCTTGAAATAAAATATTAAGAGATCTTCTTGCAGATTTTAATTGATAACCAGAAACACCTTGTATGCCTAATCTTTCATACGCTTCTTCAACAATATCTGAAATTGAAAAACCTTTTTCAAAAGTAGTTGTACCCGAAGTAGTGTTGGCCATTTACTCTCCTATTTATCTAAAATAATAGTTACCGTTGCATTTGAAATTGCTTGAACAGTCATTCCGCCTTCAAATAAAATCCCGTCTTCTGCTAGATTATAAGAAAATATATCGCCTGCTGGTACATCTACTACAAATTGATCCACCCCATTTCCATCTCTCAATGTAACTGAACCTGCAGAACCTGTTGATGCTAAAATAATTCCTCTTAATCTTGTTCTTCCTGCGAATACAGAACCTGTTCCTGTTTTTCTAACTGCTTTTACGTCTGATTTCATTAACCTGTGTATCCTATAGTTACAGAAGTAGTATTAGTTAAATCTAAATACACTCCATTTTTAAATCTTATGCCAGAACCAGGAACCATTAAATCTAATCCTTCTGTTCCAAAGCTTGATTGAAATTCT